GAATCGAACAAATCTTGGAAATCGTAAACTATAAGTTCCATCTTGATTTTGAGTTACAGCGTAAGCTTGGACTTCAACCACTCGACTAAGTAAGTCAGACCGGGCAAGCCAATACTAAGCACGATTGCTATCAGACAGGCCACTACCAACATTGACGCAAATATTTCGTTCATCATCTACTCCTTCACATATTATAGCACCCAACCTACCAAGATTACGACCAGTTCCTTCTTCAAACCCTACAATATTTAGGTCAACTGTAATTGTGGGTTTCCATTTCATCCAAAATGTACTACGACGACACTCATACGGAGCATCAATATCCTTAATCATAATGCCTTCAAATCCTGCTGCCACAGCATCATGCGCATAACGGCGCAATACGTCATGCCCTTCGGCTGTGCTTAGGTCAACTTCAATACCATCCATAATGCGAACACAATCAGTGAGTTCCTCAAATACTGCACGATACTGTTCTAATGTAGACAGGCGCTTGTGTTGTTGAGCATTCCAATATCCACGCTCAAAGTCCGTTAGGGGAATGATATCAAAAACCCTATATACCATACCTTCGGTTTTGACATTACTTTTACGTTGTGCCTGTTTCATTAAAGCCTGAAAACTTTCACCAATGATTTCACCATCTAATACAAAACCATTAGGGTTATTGATAAAGAATTTAGCAAATTTACTTCTAATCTTGTCAATCGAATATACAATATGCGGAAAATTCTCAAATGGTTTGCCGTTACGACTGTATAAATTAGTGCTGGTTCTAGTTACTACCGCTAATACACGTACTCCATCTAATTTTTGCTCTAGGCGTTTTACGCCGGTCATCTTGGCCACGTGTTTGTTTGAGTCCGTAGCCAGTTGACATTCAAATACAGGTATCTGCCATTCTGTATTGCCTAGGACTTTGTTTAGTGTTCTTTCGGTAATACCGCAGCGTAGGTCTTTGATAATGACCCGGCGACATAGGTTGTTCCACTCAATTGAATCAAACTGCTCACTCATAAATTCAATGGCTGTCTTGGCGTTATGCCCGGTAAGAGTGCGAGTGCGTAGTGCTTCTAACATGGCCCAAAATTTTGGCCAAGGATTTTCTTTGCCGTCTAATCCTTTGGTCTCAGAAACTTTTTTTACACCAAACACATAATAGGGGTTGTAGGCTTGGTAGCAGTTGAACAAAAAACATTGGGCATTTGAGCTCCCTAATTTGGCGGCCATTAGAGCTTTTTCAATTACCGATTCTTTGTGTAAACGGCTATCACTACTTTCTAAATCTCGTATCCAGTCTGCAGCCAGTTTAATTTCCTCAAATTGTGGAGCGGTATAATCTACGGTCATAGTATTTACTCGTACCATTCCCATTATTCTAATTCCATAATATGATTAATCACCGCGGTGGCTTCTGGAAAGCCTTCACGCTCTTTGCGAATGACCACAGTTTCAATCATGTCTAATTGTAAGTCATGTAATCCCGACACAAAGGTCATGATATCTTCTTTACGTAATGTCATGCGTACTGAATCAATCACTATTTCTTTTTTGGTCTTAGGTGTGATGTAACGACCATCATCTGGTGTTGGGGCTTCGTTCATACACTTACGCATGAACGCATCAAATTCTTTAGCATCCATTATGCTTCCTCCTTGTTAGGCCATTCGTCGCCGGTAAATTGTTGCACCATGTCACACATTGAACTAAAACAAGTTGGACAAAAGGCCACGGGCAACATGCCAAAATAACCTTCTACTCCAGACTCTTCGTCGGTATAATTACACGAGCATACGTTACACCGATGGGTGGCCATTATACCGTTTCCTCATCCAAGTCACCGGCAAAAATACGCTCAACATCTTCGTAAGTTACATAGTCTTTGAAGTAGATGTAAGTGTCGTCGACACTACGACCAAAAGCCCGCCATTCTAAAATTTTAATTTCAATATTTTTATAAAAGCCCATTATGCCACCTCTTCAAGTTTGAGTTGACGAGCAGGATAAACAATCTCACCATCATACTCGAGTTGACTGCGTTCAAAGTCTGTAAAGAAATCGTCTGCTACTTGACCGTAGCCAATGATGTATTCGCGATAACCATCGTTATTTTCTTCAATTTGCTTGCGAAAGATCTCAGCTAATTCATCCAAGGCTTCTTCGCTACGACCAGCTGGGCCTAGATTAAACATATAATCGTTACCACCCTTCATTTTCCAATACTGAGGACACAAACCTTTACCATCCCAATCATGGGCACCGTAGTTTTCTTCCACTTGAGTAACAATATGCAATTTCATTTTAGCTCCTACTTTGTTAATTTATAGTAATATTATAACAAATGGACCATTTCTGGTCAACCTAATAGTTTAATTGTTAAACCTAACGTATATATTATTAATAGTCCGGCATTGACGGTAATCATTGCCCGTTCTCGGATTAACACGGCCCAGATTAAAAATATTCCAGCGCCTAGATTTAATGTAATTGCACTCAATGGATAAATGTTTAAACTGGCCAATACCGCGCCGGATAAAGTAACTGCGGTTGCTATCCACTTAATATAGTGTGCTAATTTTTTATTCTTCATACTTCTATTATAACAAATTGGTAAATTTTAGTCAACCAAAATTCTTCTTGTTTTTGCAACCATAATTATCCTGGAACCACTTCGCGTTTTACTGTAATAGTAGTCGGAACTCCAAGTTTAACTTCTCGAGCAGGTTTACATTCTGCTTTCATGTTGGTAAACTTTTCACTATAGTATGTTTGTTTGGCCTGACAGTTGTCTTGGCTGAGGTATACCGAATGTACGGTATAGTTACCTGGATGAGTTGCCCAAAAAATTAATGCCCATTTCATATTGATGTCCCCAAGTTCTTAGCACGATTATAAAACATATGACGACCAATTGTTAATATATGCTCTTCTGGGTCGGCCCATTTTGGTTGGCGAATATAGTCTGCATGATAATATAAACTATGCGATAGTCCTCGAACTCGAGCACCTTCTAATGCCTCTATGGCAATCTCTTGAGATTCATTCCAAAGATTTTTATTAGGTGTTGGTAAACTCTTTTTAAGAGTCCATGAAAATTGGCTAGGCGAATAGACCACTTTACAAATATTTCGACCCCAGCGGCCTACTTTAACTCGATTAATAGTAACATGAGCTACTGCGTATTTGCCGGTTCGACCTTCTATTCCAGCTTCATAATAAATGTTTTTAGTTAAACATTCTACGTCGGCAGCTGTATATTTTATAAGATCTTTAGTTTGGACAACGTCGTCTAATTTTTCTTCAATACGGGTCATACGCATTTCGGCGCGAATCAATAATACAGCAAGAAAAATAACTGCTATAATTGCTAAAAATCGATTTGACACTTATATTCCTTAATTATTAACTATACCCAATTATAGCTATAAGAGAATAAACGGTCAACCCATAAAAAAAGCCCCAACATTGTTAGGGCTTTTAGTGTTGTTTTAATACAACGGTAATTATTATTTCTTTGCTTCTTCTTTCTTAGCAGGAGCAGCTGGTTTAGCATCAGCTTTTTTAGCGTCAGCTTTGACAGGAGCAACTGGTTTAGCATCAGCTTTTTTAGCGTCAGCTTTTGGAGCATCGGCAGCGAATGCGGTTAATGCAAATACAGATGCTACGAGTGCGAATACTAGTTTCATGATATTTCCTTTAATTAAAAGATGTGTTTTTCAACACATATATATTTAACGCCTTGCATGGGTGTCGAGTTTACTTATCTGGCAAAAGTCCATGATTAAAATTTAACTTGGGTATGGATATTGGGCTGGAGATAATGTTGCCTGCGGTTCGGGCGGATTTGCTGCAACCGGAATATTACTATTGGTGCCAACCCCAGTTCCGGGTACTCTTGATTGGCCTTGTCGCATTGATGCCACAATCGATTGGCCGCCAATATTATTAGTATTTGCTACGGCCTGAATGAACTGTGCCGTTCCGCCTACTGTGGTATCTTGCCCATAACTTGGCAAGGCTAACACAAATCCATATATTGATTGGGTACTATTTGGTACCAAATTGGCAAAATTTAAAGTAGCTTTGGTTTGTATTGATTTTTCTAAATTTAATTGGTTCACTATGTTGGACCAATTGCTATTAAGGGCAGCATACTGCGTAGGGTTAGAACCAGAAAATCCACTAATTACTGACTGCACAGCTGGAATCAGGCCACTGGCAAATGCATCGTTTATTGCACCGGCGGCGGTGGGTACTGGTGCGGCTGGATAAGTGCCTGCGCCAGGCCCGCCGGGAATAACAACTTGATAGCCAAGATATGTTGGCGGGTCCGGCGGCGTCGGTGGCGGGTCGACTGGCACGTGAACCGTGTATGCTCCGGTTACAGTATTATACATATTTGAATAACCACTTTGTAGATACGCAGTACTGATACTGTTTATAAGGGTTACGGTGTTTGACATGGCACGGGTAGATATCCATCCAGCGGCAGTTCCGAGTCCATCCATAATTGTTACTGTGCCGCGCGGACCAGTTCCAGTTCCAACGCTGGAAGTAACAGCATTTGCTGCTGCCGGACTTACTGCCGACGTCTGTGCGTTGACCAATGGCAATCCAAAATTAGTTTGTATATTACCCACCGTTTTTGCCAAGGTGGGTAATAACATACTATTAATACCGGTAATTCCTTGCATGGATGAAGCTAAGGCTTTATTAGCCAAAGCCTGGTCTTGTGGGATTATTTGTGTTAAGCGATCAAGGGCGGTCATGACATTGAACTCGTTGCATATGCTGGCAAGGTCTGTGCTAAATTAGAATTTACTGTACCCGAGGCATCTATATAAATTTTTTCACTCACGCCATTTTTGTTTGTTACTGTTAGAGATTGAAAACTATTTGGGAAAATTTTATAAGGATTTAATAAATCGGCCATGGTGTTTATATTGGCAGTTTTAACTCCAAGTAATCGAAGTACCTGTGCCAGTAAGTCTCCACTAATTTGTGTCATTGCGGTATACATGGCTTTTTGGTCGGCATCGGATGCGGTAACTGTTGGGTCATTTAAATTAATTACAGTATCGAGCGATACTCCAAGCGCACTAAAAGATAATGCTATCGCCGGAACAATGCCTCCAACTGAGGCTAGTTGTTTAACCAACGCTAACGGAGTACCCAATTCATCAAGGTTATTTAAATTAATTAACACACCAAGATTGCTTAAATCTCCAGCCCATACTGCTGTGCATAGGTTAACTGATGTGATATCACCACTTACCATATTATTAGTATTGGTAAAAGTATTACCTAAATAATTTTGGCTGTTAACCGCTGAATTAACAAAAATATTAGTCAGGCCCGAATAGCCTTGAATTGAACTAAATCCCTGAGCAAATTTAGTTAAGTCTCCGTTACCCATATAGGTAGCGGCAGTAGTGGTTAACAAATTACCCATCAACACGCTTGGAAAATTTGTAAGTCCGGCGGTTGGAACACTATCTCCCAACGCCGGACATGAACTTGATCCTAACGTATATAACGCCGCTTTGTTGCCAGCAGTTAATGTTGAGCTGGCCGCAATTGTACTAATTAGTGGTCCAATGAACGGTAATGCCGAATACGAATTTACTGCGGTAGTAAAGGCTGTATTAACTCCTAGGCCTTGATTTTGTAATAAATTGGCTGTAGCTGTAATTTGTAAGGGAGTTAATAAACTTAAATCGGTAGCCACTTATGAACCTATTCTAACATTTAAACTGCCTGCGCCTCGAAGGTGGTTACAAGTGTCAAGGTCAGAAATAATTACAACAAGTTTACCGCCAACCTTAACTGATTTATTTGTAGTGGCCGAAGTTTTTGCGTTGATATGTGGCGGTTTAAAATCAGTGTGGGCGCTAACGGCTGTTCCAGTTACTACAATAGGTAACCCGTTTACCCGAACAGACGGATTGCCAACCAGGGCCATTCCGCCACATATATTTTTATCGCCTAATCTAACCACTCCGCCAGCCATTGTTTACCCCATTAAAATTTTGCTATTTCTTACCGGCTTAATGCCAGTAGTTGTTTCTAAATAGTGATCTGCTACTTCCTCACGGGTACTACAAATCATAGCAATCGCTGTTTTATTTATAGTGATATTTTCCTTAGGGTCGCCAGTAAACACCGTAAAAATAAGCTGGATTCCTTTTTCTGTAGGTACTGCGGATAGTGGTTGCGTTACTGTATAATGGTCTGTATTATCTTCTATGACCTTACCAACAATTTCGTCAGCATTAGTCAGTTTAAAGGTATAGACTTTGTTTAATTCTATGTTCATATTATCCTTGTAAATGTCGTCGAAGTTCTGTGAACCCGCCTATATAATTATCGTCTAGGAAGATCTGGGGTAAAGTTCTTGCTGTTGGCACAGATTCAAGCAATTGCTCTCGAGTCCATTCTTCATTAATATTGCGTTCTTCAAACTTAATATTTTTTAATTTTAACAAGTTCTTGGCCTGTACACAAAACGGGCAGTTATTTTTACTCCATACAATTGCTTTGGTCATTCTTTATTCCTTTTATTATAATTCTAGTGGAATACCGTGTATTAGAATCTGCTTAGTTAATACTACAGAAAAATTCTCATCATGTAATAAAGATTCTTTAAGTTGATTGCATTCAAATTGGTGTTCACACAAATGTTGAGTAGCATTCTTTTGATGATCAGCCAACAACGAACAAAATTGTCCACACCAAGTGTGCTCAAATGGACAACTACTATATTTTTGATTCATATTATTTTCCTTTATTATAGTGACGGCAATGCATCATAATTGACACTATCGCTCATTACACCTATAACGTAGTTAGTCGACTCTGACTCCTGTAGTGCAGTTTGTTTATTGCTAGTGTTAACGTGCTTGTTGAACCACGGAATAGGAGTTGTTCGTGGTGCTGGTGTTAAATATTTAATTCCAATTTCTTTAAGTGCCCCTGCAGCAGTATAGTCAACAAAGTCTTTTAGAATGTTAGCGTTTAATCCAATAACAGGACCTTTGTTAAACAAATAGTCTGCCCATTGTTTTTCTTCTCGAATAACGTCAAGATACATTTGGTAAACTTCTGCTTCGCATTCTACCTTGGCCTGAGCAAACCG